TCACTCTCCGCACCATAGTTTTTTAATAAACTGTGTCATAGTTTTAGGGTTTGGTATTGCAACTACTAAACCCTTTCTTATTAATGATAACCAAACAAATATAATTAAACTCCGTAACCATTCCATAATAAAATCTGGAATTACTCTCCACCACATATTATTTATCCCTGTCACACTTACTGCCATACTTTAATACCTAACAAACCCCTCACACAATTTAAATTTTAAAATATGTTTTTTATTCACGCAAACTATTATAATCCATCCTGATGCGGTATAACAAAGGATTAACGGAGTTTAAAGAAGGTGACGGAGTTCAAACAAAAAGAAATAAGCTTTTACTAATAAACTCCGTTTTACATTTATATAATATTCTTTTTCAATCAATTACACTTTTTTAAATAAATATTTTACGGAATTTTATAATCAAGAATCTACCACTTAATAGCATTATTCAATACTATACCATATATTAATAACCTATTGTTTAGATTTTAAATGAATTTATTTATAAGGATTTTATAATGGAAGGGGTTTAATCTTTCTTAATTACTGCAAGGGGTTAGCTGTAATCAATTATCTTTTGTCTTATGGGTATTTGTATGGTTTAGAATAAAAACTCCTTAAAAAGGCTTATTCTAATTTGTAGTATTTTTTTATTTCTATTATTTCTTCTATATGAGGATTGTTTTGAAATAAAATAGAAGTAAAGTAATATCTGTCCTCTGCATTATCAAATATTGAAACTAGTCGATTCCAATTCATTTCTGATTTTTCCTTTTCTTTGAAATAATATTCAAATAACTCCTGATTAGATAATTGCCTTTCACAAACAATTAACATCCAATATTGAGCAATATTAGATTTAAACTCATCAAATTGCACACCGTTAATTTTTAAATTGGTTCTTAAATATTCAATTAAAATATTTCTATCAGAATTTGAGAAATTCTCATTATAAATAATTTTCACTAATAATCTTAGAGATTGTAGATATGAAGTATAAAACCTTGAAATTAATCTTTCACCTTTAATAATATTTGAGCAATATTTATTCAAACTATTCTTTCCACGATTATTTTTCTCTAACTCTAAAAAGTATTCTAATTCATTTATCCTTCTACTGCTTATATATCTTTCCTCTAATTCAATTTCATCAGCAATCTTTTTAATGTCTGATATTGTTTCTTTATAAAAAGGGATATCAATTGAGCTACAGTTTTTGATAATATCCAATGCTCTGTTAAATTCTAAATCTTGGTTTGTCTTGTCTATTTGTTTTTGCTGTTGTTTTAAAGTCTTATATAAGAATACTAGGGTTATTCCTGTTACTATCATCGTAACTAAGCTAATGGAGTTTGCTACTACAGAAGAACCAATTTCATTATTAATAAATAACATCCAAATTCCAAATCCGCATGCTGAAATTAAACCTCCTATCATAGCAGGAATGAAAAACCATAATTTATAATAGAATGCTTCTTTCTTTTTCATAAAATTGATAAATAAGGTTTTTTACAATTTGAAATATTTCCTGATAGTTTTAACGTTACTTTCATATTGGTCTGAATCTCTATTATCAAATAAAATATAATACAATGATAATCTTTCTTTTAAAGACTCAAACTCTTTTTTAGTCTTTTCATATTCTTTAATTCCATCTTTATTGTAAACCTTAAAATACTCAATAATCATATCCTTGTATTTAGGTAATTCTGAAACTATATAAGTATCTAACCTTATTATATCATTATAAATTTCTCTATATGAATGGTTACAAACAAATTCACTTAAAATTATTATTTCATCTTTTGTAAACAGTGGGTTATATACTAATTTAATGATAAGAGCATATGTAGCATTAATCTGATTTAGATATACAACTATTTGCCCCCTGGAATTTACTGCATACTTCCCTAGATTTATAATATTTTCAGGAGTTGATAATTTCTCTTCATTAATTAATAAATCCAAACTTAAGATAAGGTTTAAATTATTTGATAGAACTTTCTCCCTAGTTTTTAATGTAGATATGTCTATTAATTTTAAATACTTTTCTATTAACTCTAATGCTCTATTAAACTCCGTATCTCTTTTATTAGATTTAATTTGGTTTTGCTGTTGTTTAAAATTGAGTATAAGAAATAAAATAGTGATTATGCTTGTGATTAAAAGCAAAAATTGAATTGTAGTATTATTAGCTTCAGCAACCTTATTGTCTCCATTAATATTTTCAAGGATATTATTGAACAAAAAGTTGTAGGAAAAACAGATTATTGATATAGTAGCTATTCCTATAAAAATATACAGAAGAATTTTATTCATTTTATACTTCACTAGATTTGGTCATATTGTACTCAAAAACTTCTAGCATCTCTATAAGTTCTTTATTTTCCAAAGTACTACCTTCTTTAAATTTTTCTGGGTTTGATTCAATTTCTTTTTTGTTCAAATCAATTAAGTGTTTGTAGTTTGAATAAAGGTTATTATTAATAATATAATAAATTCTATATTTTCTTTTATTGTTTAATTCAGATGAATTTAGAGCATAATCTAAAATATTAATATTCTTTGTTAATTTTTTAAGAAAGCCATTAAGGATGATTATCCCAGAAGGATTGAAATATACATTATAATGAGTTCCACTTTTTTCAAACCTTTGAACCATTATACTTTCATCTTTATTCAATAGTAAATCCTTATTAGCAATATCTATTTGTTTATAGGTAATATCCAATACTCTATTAAACTCCGCATCTTGATTTTGATTTAGAATCAAATCTTTTTGCTGCATATAATTTATATACAGAAAAATTATTGTTACTACATTTATAAATCCTGCAATAATTGCCATTAAAGCCTGTATACTAGGGAATTCTATATCGTTTTGATTTAAAGATTTAAAATAAAAATATAAGTTATTACCAAATAGATAAACAAACAAAATGATAGCTATCAAGAAATAGGTCAATGGTGATTTTAAAATAGTTTTCATTATTTCTAATAAGTGGTTTGATATGCCAAGATAATAAAAAAAGGACTACCAATTTAATGATAGTCCTCGTATATGTTTAGCTTTTATCAAGATACAATAAAATCCGTTAATTAACAATTTTCATCAGTTTTATTGTTGATGGAGTATAATGATTTGAATATTCTACTTCTAGGAGTTTGAAATAACTGTTTCCATATTTAGTTTGTATAAATATGGGAATTGAGAAATCCAGATTAGCTATATCAGTTTCATTTAAATATGCACTAAACTCCGCAAACAATATATTATCATTAAGTAAAGTCTGTATTTGCTCCTTATAATATTTATTATATTGTGTAATAGAATAATCATCAATAATATCATCTGAAGTATAATATTCCTTAGGTAGGTCAAATAGTAATGTATCTGTTATTTGGTTATTTTCCTTAAGGAACATAGATGAATATTGATAACTGTTCAATGTAGTTAATATACTTCCTGAATTGTACAGTTGATAACTATCTGTTGTTTCAACTCCGTTATTATATAATATTCTCAACTTTGTGCTGAATGTTTTTTTCTTTCCCTGTAAAAATCCATCTGCTTTATAAAGTACAGGGAGTTTTTTTAAGTTCATTGAGTGATTGATATTAATACTTGGGGCAAAGATTAACTTAACTTCATTCTCTCCTTCCAATCCCTTTGAATCGCTTATGGTTAAATCTCCATAATTACTATTATATAAACCTTTGTAGTATTCATTCAACATATCATTATCTTCCTCAAAATTGTATTTATATAGTTTTGGTAAATTGATATTTGTCTTAACATTATAATTCTTGAAGTCTATTTTATCTGTCCAATCAATTGCAATTGCTCTATTAATATTCAAGATGTTCTTATTAAACTCCTTATAAGTTTTCAAATGGAATTTATTGCTATTATCAGGGTCTACTGTTAAGACTAGGTTAAAGAGATTGATTACGGATTTAAGGAAATCAGTTATCTTAACTCCATATGGAAGGGTTTTCTCTAATGGAATATTATCATTATATCCATATTGGATTTCACTGTCAATATTTGCATCACCAATTTTAATCTTAATATTAGACAATGAAAGTGAAGTATCTATATTTAGATTATTTGGGTCTTGGTTATCCCTTCTTATAGCTAATACAAAATCCCCTGCGATATCTTGTAATTCATTATTGAAATTGATTGGAAACGTTTGAGCTACTTTTGAAGTCTTTTCTAATTTTTGAGAAAATCTCATATTCTTTATTTCCTTTTTTTCCTTTACGTCACAAAGTCCAAAATAGAAAGTTCCTGTCCAATCCTTAGGTAAAGTAACTGAACCTGTTATTGTAATCCTTGATTTCAAATAATTGTCCTTAAACTTTAATACAGTAGTAGGAGAATTTTTTGTGACTTTTGCCTTTTGACCACCTTGATTATAATTGTATAATATCCATCCTGAAGGAATTTGATAAGTCTCAAAGTACTTATTGTTTATTGGAGTAAAGTTGTAATCAAATACCCAATTTGGAGAACGTAAAAAATTAATTTCAGGAAATGGATTTGTTATTGATTGACTGTAAGAATTAAAATCCGCTAATACTCCTTTGTACTTATATGTCAATTGTTCACCCCTATATGGAATAAAGAGCTTTTTAAATTTATCTTCCAATGCAGGTTCAACTTCAATTGAGTATTGTTCCAAAACATCACCATTACTTTTTAATTGGGTATATTTATCATTGGTTGAATCATACCTGAACCCCTTGAAAATAGCATTTATATAATGGTTTAATTTTACAGCAGGTCTGAAATTTTTAAAATCGTAGGTTGAATCAAACCAATTTGGAACTATTTCAATCTCATTGTTATTCTCATCGGTATCAAACTTGATTGGTCTTTCATCAATTCCAAAGTCCAATTGAGGAAAAATATATGGATAATTATCATTAGTCCAAGAATTTTGAATAATAGTTTCATTATATGGGATGTACATTGACAATGAATCCAATTCCGTTAACTCCCTATCCTTAATAGAATTGAAGAAACTAAATATATGTCCTATTATAACGCTATTATATAAAATATTTCCATCAATTACATTATAATCAGGAATCATTAGACTACCTCTAATAATCTCAATATTATTCTCTAATAAAATACAATCAATCTTTTGATTGGGTTTGAAATTGTGATGGAGTTGAATTGTATAATCATCTGAAGAATAGGTTGAAATATCATATAGATTTCCCAATACCTGATTGTTATGCTTAGTTCCTTTAATAATAAATTCCTTACTTAAATTATCTTTTCTTTCCGTAATTTTTTTAATATTTTCCAAGCTGAAAACATTTATCATTTGAAGGTTTTCCACTTCTAATTCAGCATATTCACCATTTGAAAAAATATATAGTTTATAGATGTTATTCATTTTCTTTTTTATAGATAGTGGTTATTAAAAAAGAAAAAGGATAGCCATTGCTAGCTATCCTTTCTCATGCTTTTTAATTTTGATTAAGAGTCTAATTCAGTTTCAATTTCATCAATTTCATTCATCACTGCTTGCAAGATGGTAAAGTCAAAATTTCCATTTGCAAAGTTTACTGAACTGTTAACAGATGGTAAAAAGTTCTTTACCACTGAAAAAATATATTCTTCATTCTTCAATCCTGTTACTGAAATTGATTCTAGACCTTCTGTTTTTGAAACAATGTTAAAGGTTAATTGATAATCTCCTGAAGTTGCTTTATCAACTCTGATATTGTTTATTGATTCTGTAGTCCTATCCATATCTTTATCTTTTTTTATAGATAGTGTTAAGATATGCCTGAAATTACATCATAGTCATCTTGGACAAGTCCATTAAAAACTTTGAATACTGTTGCTGAATATGTACCACTTCCTGGACCATCTGAAAACAATGTTGAATTACCAAACACATACCACCCATTAGGGATGAAGTTTGAAACGGATTTTACTTGATTGGTGTGATATCCTGCATATTGTTTGTTTGTTCCTGAAGTAGCATTGATACCTTCAGAATATAAATAATAGATTGTACCTGAATTCATCTGTCTATTGGTTACTGAACCTGAAGAATTCAATTTAATTTTATTCTTGAACGTATTGATTTTGGTAGTAGTCAAAGTTTCTGTAGCTGAACTAATTGAATCCATAAAGAATAGATTCCCTGTTGTCCAACTTTCAGGTACATCATTGACATAAACAATTCCTGCTGTACCACCTTCCCATACTTTGTTTCCTGAAGAATCATAAAAAACAATCTTAGGAACTCCACCAACTAAACCCATACTTATAGCTACTTGTCCATTGGTGTGCCTTATCTTAATGGTATTGTCATTCGTTTCATTTATTGATAATCTACTTGTAAGGTCAGATGTTTTAATCTGTCTAGCTGTTAAGTTATCTGTATTGATTTTATCAGCAGTAATACTATTTGCTTCTATCTGTCCACCATTGATTGTAGTTTTCCCTGTATAAGTCCAAGCATCTGTTTTACTTTTAGCATTGGTTGCATTTGAATTAGCAGTGTTAGCGGTACTTAAAGCAGTATTAGCATTGCTATTTGCAGTTCCTGCTGTTGATAAAGCTGAAGATGCATTATTGTTAGCAGTATTGATTGTGCTTTGAGTTCCACTATCTAAAGATGTAAATGTTACTTTACCTGCAAGGCTTAAAGATTTACCAAAGACATTTACACTATTGGATGTAATTGATATCCCTGCCTTTATTTCTTCTTCATCAGGTTTATTGTAAACCTCACTCATATCATATACAGTAGCCCAAGCAATGTAGGATTCAATAGGGTTAGCTGTTGTAGGTGTAGGTGTGTTAGCATCAACCTTTCTCAAGTCAAAGTGATTGATGGTGCTGAATGTGCCTGTATTACCACATACCAATTTCAATACGTATTCTTCATACATACCTGTACCCAATGTTGGAGTTAACCAAGTAACTGACCTATTGGCACTATCACCATAAGTATTATGAGCATCTTGAATTCTCCAACCTACAGGTAACTTAGCTATTATCCTAGTTACGAAAATTGCATTAGCTCTTGATTGATTTGCCCATCTTACCAATGAACATCTATTGGAATCTGCCATTGCAGTATGAAGAAACTTATACGCAATGTTATTCTTTGTTGGTGAATCAGTTTGATTGTTAACTCTACTCATTACAGTTCCTACTGAACTAGGATATTGAACCATCCCATTTTCCCCTACAACAAATGCAGGGTCAGTATATAGCATCTTTCCGTTGGCAAAAGTTTGTGCTGTAGCTTGATTTGCTATTTGTTGGGTTTGAGCTTTAACGGTCAAATTGATTGCATCAGCTGTAATCTTTGCTTCAGCATTTGACATTCTAGTAGTTAAACCATCAGTAACAGTTTTATCAGCTTTTAACGTTATTGCAGTATTGGTTATATTGATTTGATTGTCAGTATAGGTTTTTGCACCTGCAATAGCTTGTGTTTGAGCTGTATTCGCTTTAGCTTGTGAACCTGCTGTAGATTCACCTTCTAACCAACTTGACCAAGCAGTTGTTGTACCAAATCTGCTGTAGGTTATCCTTTCAACCGTTGCTTCCTGCACTACTGGTCCACCCGAAAAATCAGTCCAAGGAACATAAGTTGTCAATTCACAATAAACTGAAGATGAGGTAACATTACCTAACCCTATAACATCCCTTCGCTTAAACTCCCTAACATTCATCATTTTGTAGTTAGTGAAGTACCAAGCAGGATTTTCATTTGTATCTCTAGTGTCTTGGATTCTAACAATATCCTTAATGTCACTATCAATATCTTCAGGGGCAACACTGTAATCAGTACCCTTATTTCCTCTTTCTACCTTAAAATTCTTAACCTCAACTATATCACCTGTAGTGGCTGTATAACCACTGTTTGTACCATCAGTACCATATAAGAATAATAAGTTGGTGTAAGCTTTGGTTATATCTAAGGTTACATAATGTCTTTGCCATTCAGGAGTTAAAGCAACAGGTTTTCCAACTTGGTCATATGCTCCTGCTGATACTTGAGTACGCATATATAACCTAAATGTTTTACCATTCGCATTAGGAGTACGCATATCTAAACCAAATGTTATAGTCATTGGATAGTCCCTAATAGCTGAACCATTAAAATTATTTGACCATTGATAACCATATCCTCCGCTACTTGTCAATGTCGTTCTATAATATGAAGTACCATCTGATTCAGTCAATTTTTCTGTTGTAGCTCCTGAATTCTGTCCTACAGGTAACATTCTACTATTCCTAAGTATATTAATACCACCAATACTAATTTTATCAATTGATGCTTGAGCAATATTTTCTGTTTGGTCTTTTACTGTTAAGTTAATTGCTGAAGGAGTTATTTTTGCTTCAGCATTACTCATCCTAGTGGTCAAACCATCTGTAACAGTTTTATCAGCTTTTAACGCAATTGCGGAAATAGTTTGTGTAATTGAAGTTTCAGCACTATTTATCCTAGTATTTAGAGCAACAATTTCATTATTTACATCAATAGGGTTAGGACTATAATCTGTACCTTTATTACCTTTTTCTACTTGAACATTAGTTATCTCAAACCAAAATGTAGTAGGTGCTTGATGAGCAATAATAATACTAGATAAGTCATTTGAATAGGTTGGAATAAAAGGTATCTCTAATCTAGTAAAAGTAGTAGTACTTATATTAGGAATAGGTATACCATTTAAATCTACAATCCTTTGATTATTTTGTCCTGATTCATTCCTCATCAAAAACACATAATTGATGTTATTGATATTGCCCCTTATATCAAATGATAAAATATAATTTTCATTTTGTTTTACTGAAAATCTATCAGCAACACTACTTCTTTGATATCCAAATGCTCCATCTGTAGTAACTGTTTTATTATATCTTACCATATTACTTGGTTCATTTTGGGTAATAACCAAATTACCATATGTGCTTCCCCACATAGTAGGCGTTTTTAATAATGAATCCCTAAGAATATTTGTACCACCAAGTTTAATATTACTAATGGCATTGTTTGTAATTTGTTGCGTTTCAGCTCTTACAGTTGTTTTAATTGCTTCAGGTGTGATTTTCAACTCCGCATTGTTCATCCTAGAATTTAAAGAGTCAGTTATTGTTTTGTCTGCCTTCAAGGAAATAGCACTGTTAGTAACTGAAATCTGATTATCTGTATAAGATTTGGAAGTAGTAACTGCGGAATTTTGTGCAGTAGTAACTTCTTGTTTTGTTGCTCTTAATTCAATTTTATCAGAATTTTGAGTAATTGAAGTTTCAGCATTCGTAACTCTACTTTTTAAATCATTGATATTGTTGTCAATGTCAGATGGTGCAGGTGTCCAATCCGTTGCTTTAGTACCTTGTTCTAATTTAACATCTTTGATTTCAAAAGTCACTCCTTGCGCCCAATCTTGAGAAAAAATAATCAATTTACAGGATGAAGAATGTTGATTAGAAAAAGTTAATTGTCTATTTATTTTTATCCATTGGTCTTGAGCAAAGGATTGGGAAATGTCCGGACTTCCTGTACCTCTCATCCCAAAACTGATTCTTACATTTCCTGAACCTGAATCTAGCTTACCTTTAATATAAAAGCTTAAAGTGTAATCTAACCCTTGAGTATATGGTTCAATTGTCTGTAAAAATACATAGGGAGTTCCTGCGGGATTTGATGTTTTGAATTTTAATTTGATTTCCCTATCATTTATTATATCAAATGTCTCAACTCCGTTATGGGTAAAATCAACAGTTATATTCTTCTGATAATTTTTCCCTCCAATTTGTATATTATTAACTGCATTACCTACAGTTACATCTACTTCACTCTGACTTACTTTTGTGGCAATTAGACCTGCTTGTTGGGTAATGCTACTCTCTGCTGAAGATACACGGCCAGATAATCCACCAACGGTATTATTAAGAGTATCAAATGATGTTTGACTTACTTTAGATTGTATTTGATTTGCATGCTGTGTAATAGTTGATTCAGCAGTTCCAACCCTTTGGTTAAGTGCATTGTAATCCGATTGTGAAACTTTGGATTGGATAGCGGTTTCTAAAACCTCAAATTTAGTTGTTGTTTGAGTCCTGAAAATTTCTAAATTATCCTCTACTTCATCAGGATTTGGACTCCAATCAGTAGCTTTATTACCTTTTTCAATTTTGATACTTTTTACTTCAACCCATCCTGTATTTGCTCCATTATATGAAAACATTAAATAGGTTTGATTTGAACTGAATGGTGCTGTAATTGTCTTGGTAACTCTACTAAATTCTTCACCTGAAGGTATAATGATTGAACCATATGAAAAATTAGTACCATCATTACGCATAAGGTATATGTAGTTCAATGATGGAATATTTTCACTCCGAACATCAAAAGAAATAATATACTCCTGACCTTGAATAATCTGAAAAACATCAGAACTATTATTTTGAAAACCTACAGGTGTAATAGCAGTAATTACTTTATTTATTCTGATTAATTGAGTTGGATAATCATCTGATAATTGAATATTACCATATGAAGCTGAACCATAAAGTTTAAAATTTTTATGGCGTGAATCCCTTAATAAATTCCTTCCACCAATATTTATAGCTTTTATTGCATCCAAGGAAAATTGATTAGCTGAAGCAATTGCATTAGCTTGTGCTTGATTAGCTTTATTTTGGGCATCTATTGCGGATGCATTTATAGCATCTTGTTTAGCTTGGTTTGCTTTTGCTGTAGCATCAGCTTTAGCTTGAGCTAGTTTAGCTTCTGCATCTGCTATTGCCCTTTGTTCTTCTTCAGTAACTATACCATCAGCATATGCTTTAATTATGGTTTCTTTTAAATTATCCTGTGCTAAAGCATAAGCTTTTAAAGTTGTGTCTAAATCTGTTGAAGCTTTTGCTCTGATACTTTCAATGGCTTCTTGGATGCGAGTAGATAATGTACCTAATGCAGTACGGTAATTTCCAAAATGGGTATTGACTGCATTCTTTTCTGCTTCAGTAGTTTTACCGTCTGCAATAGCATTATTGATACTATTAATTAAAGTTGTATGATTACTGTTATATGCTGTTTTTGCACTTGCAAGATTAGTTTTAGCTGTACCAACTAAATTAGTATTAGCATAGACAATTGAATATTGATTATCCAATTGAAGTTTTTCAACATTGATTTCATTGATATATTTCTCGATTGCAATGGCTTCAGCTTTTTCAATTATTCCATCTTGGAAAGTTGTATTGATTGTACTTTCCAAATCTTCTAAAACTCCGCCAAGTTCATTAATCTGTGCATCTGTATATGCTTTTGCATTGTTCGTAGAAGTGGTAATTGCATCATTTGCTTTTTGAGTAGCATCTGCTTTAGCTTGATTCAATTTTGCTTCTGCATCTGCTATTGCTCTTGCTTCTTCAGCATCTACCTTACCATCTGCATAGGCTTTGATAATAGTTTCTTTTGCACTATCTTGTGCATCAGAATAAGCTTTCATTGAGGTGTTTAAATCATTGATACCTTTATTTCTAATGGCTTCCAATGCTTCATTAACCCTTGTAGAATAAACTCCGAATTTATTTTTATAATCAGCAAAAGCATTATCAACTGCTGTCTTTTCAGTTGGTGTAGTTTTACCATCTTGGATTGCTGAATTGATAGCACTTACCAAAAAAGTATATGAGGTATTTAAATTTGTCTTAGCTGTATTTAAATTGGTTTTTGTTGCACCTGTAAGTAAAGTATTAGGGTAAACAATAGTAAATTGATTATCAATATCTGCTTTTTCCCTAGCTAATACATTTAGATATTTTTCAATTGAAATTGCTTCAGCTTCTTGTATAATACCATCAGCAAATGCACCTTCTATTTCCGTTTCTAAATCATTAACTGATTGTCTTAATTCAGCTATTTCAGTATCAGCATAGGTTTTAGCATCATTGTAAGCTTTTGTTGATTGTGAATCTGTATAAGTTTTAGCTGATGCTACTGCTTCATTTTTAGCAGTAGAAATCTTCCCATCATTTTCTGTCTTAGTATAAACGTTTGAACCATTCTCTACAATGAATTTACCCTTGATATATGCACTATTAGCATATAAACCATAACCTGATAATTGACCTAAAGAAGGGTCAACAATACCATCCAATTTTCCTAATCTTACTTTGGTTTTTCCTGCTAAAGATGCAGATGTTACACCATCTATTACATCAATGAATGGTGAACCGTTATCAGATGATGTGATGTAAATTGCACCCTGTCTATTGGTATCAGTGGAGTTACCAATTCTGACTACATCATCTTTAGCTGAAGGAAAACTAGCACCCTCAATAATTTCAATTGTAAAGAATCCATCTGCATAATTAGTTGAAACAACTCTTGCAGTATAATATTTCATATTCTTACCATTGAACTTTTGGCAACGGATGATATCATTAACTTGAAAAGGAATATAAATTGTCCCTTCATCAGTATCAATAGTACATTTGTAGTTACTTCCAACTTTAGTTACAGTATCTAATTTAATTGCATCAGATACCCAAATAGAGCCGTTTGTAGCTCTTATTTGTGAAACTATGAGTTCATATACCGTAAAGTCTTTTCTTACTGTTAGACGGTCTAATTCAAGCATATAATTACCATTGGAATCTCTAGCTAAACGATAACCTAAACCAGCAAAACCTGATACAAAAGCTTCTGAAGATTGTTCACCAACTCTTGCAATATTTGTTCTTACCTCAACTGTATTTACTTGACTATCCGCATTTAATATATCAGTATTAACTACATTACTTGCATTAACGGTATCTGTGTTTACCTGAAGCAATGCATTGAGAATATTAGTGTCAATTTGGGTTTCTGCTGTTAAAGTATCTGAATTGATGTGAAAGTTAACTACAGCATTATCAGCATTCAATAACTTTGTATTAACCTTATTTGTTGCATTAACAATTGCAGTATTTACTTCAGTATTTGCAGATACTACATTTGCATTAACATTGCCCTCTACACCCAAATTTTTAAAATTTGGTGATGATAAATTACTTAAATCTTGATTAATTTTATCAAGAAATAACTTATTATTATGCTCGTGCAGAAGGTCAGCATTGGTATTAACAACATCCTTAATTTGATTAGCATCAGCATAAGTAAATTTGCCAGTGATTTGGTCTCCACTTACGTCAAATCTTGTTTTATCTTGGTATTGAATCTTCTTTTTTGCCATTATCTTTTTAACAGATAGTGTTGCTTATAAGACATAAAAAAAGCACATCCATAAAGATGTGCCTTTAATATTTTTAAATAAAATTGATTATAATATAAAATCCAAAAAGTAGTCAAAACCCTGTTGAACTATTTCCTGCGGAACAACAATTAAATCCAATTTAAGATTTGCATTGGATGTAAAATTTAAATTCAGTCTATTGTGTTTTTTTGTGTATTTTTTCTTAAGAACTTCTATTGAATTATTATCTAAAACAATAGGATAAAGTTCACCTGAACTTAATTCAACAAAAACATTCCTGCTATTAATTATATTAGTAATAGCATCAAATTCCGCATCATTAAGAACTTGTGAAGTTATATTATAACTATTATTGACAGATGTATTAATAATCCGTTGAAACGGTGAAAAAACTCCGTTTTCTCGCTCTAGATATCCATTACCATAATAACTAATTTTTTCTACTGATTTGGTCTCTTTTGGTGACATAAAAGTATTACTTGACATTCCACCAAACTCATTAATCCAATTGACGTTACATATAGTTTGTTTACAAGAATAATTGATAATGTGATATTGTCTCATTTCGCTCATCTGAACTCCATCATCATCAGATAAATAGATTGATAGATTTTTAATGGAGTTAAGATTAAATCCCAAAATATCAATTAATGTCCTTGGTGATAAATTAATTCTATGAAGTAGCCTATTTTGTGGGTTAGTAAAATCCATCATATGGGTAACGCTTGTACCATTCTTATAGTTTAGGAAAAAAGTAATTGTTGTAACATTAGAACTATTATCAGCTAAAAAATATAGATGTTCAGTTTGAGCATAATGAAGGTAACTAAATGTTGGTTTATCACTTAAAAATAGATTTTGATATCCCTTTTGCATAAAGTGACTATTCATTATTCCATTAAATAAATCAAAATTATTTAGTTTACCATTAAATGAATGATAGGTAGTTGTTGTGATTTTCGCATCAGAAATAACTCCGTTTGAATCAATTCCTTCAACTTCCAAATAATAACTTACTGTACCTTTCAGATTGGATAATATTGTTGGTGTATTATCTATTTGCGTCACTGTTAGGTTATCAATTATCTTTTGGATATCAATAAAGGATTTATTTGATCCAGGGGGTATATAAATTTTATTTTTGCTGATGATTTTATTAGTTCCTGCTTCTTTAATAAAAATTTGAAAATAAAGTGTATCAGGATTATTACTTGTAAATTCCCAAATCATAGGATTTTGAGAAGGTGCATAATTATAAGGGGTTTTGGTTATAGTTATCATTATAAATTTAAGTTTGAACAAATATCATCAATTGTGATATTGATAAGTTGATTCTCTGCATCTTGAATCAATTTTGGAATCTCTTTTTTGAATATAGGTTTGGGTTCAGCACCATTCAAAAATCTATCTCTAGCCATTGCAAAAGCAACTTTTTTAATATCATTTTTTGCTACATCAATGACTTTGTTTTTACCTTTCCCAAGGGTTTTTCTTGTATTTCTAACTTTAATATTTTTGGATTTAATCCAATCTTCAAATATTTTTGGGTCTGGCATTTTATCTTTATATCGATATGGACTAAAAGGTGCAGGAGTAGCATTTACTCCATTAACCCCTTCATCAATAAAATTTATATAGGATTGTCCCCAAATGGCAATATGGTTGGAATTGATAACTTCAATATTTAAATCTTCAATTTTACCTGTATCTACAACATTATATTCTTGAATATTGTCTATTACCCTTCCAATAAAATCCGCACAAACTCCTTCCAATCCCTTAGAAGGTGAAGTGAATTCAGTTTTTGATGTTCCAAGTTGGTCAAGGAAATCCAAGCTTTGCTGTCTTGCTTTGCTTTGTTTAGCCATTTTCTTTTTATTAGATAGTGGTAATAAAAAAACTCCCTACATAAGTTAATACATAAGGAGTTTTAAATTTTATAATTCTTTTTTTGAAGTTTGGATGGAGTTCAAATCCGCTTCATCTAGCATCATTTGAGCAATACCAAAAACCTTGAGACAAGGCATATCCATAAGCTGAAAAAATGGTGTTAATGTATAATCAGAAACATCTTTTACTAGTTTATGGAATCCCCAATTTTCATTAAATATCTTCTTTTGTTCATTTAATTCTTGCGCCAAAATTGAAGTTTCTTCTGTAGATTTTTCATTTTCTGCTTGTTGGTTTCCTTCAGAAACAAAAAAGGTAAATGATTGATATATTTCACTAAATACTGTTGAAGCAAAAAAAAACCGTTCAAAACATCCAAGGTTGACATTTTTAATATTTCTTCTTCTGTTTTATCTGACATAAATGATAGAATAAACGGAATTGAATCTTCTTCTGTTTTTGAATCCTCATAACTAATAAAGTTATCCATAGTAATTTCTTCAATATTTTTGATGTTCCATAAAGTTTTATCTGCTATTGAGAAATCAGGTTTATTTTCAAAAAATGCTAAATCAGAAGTATAGGTAATAAATTCCTTAGCTTTCATTTTTCTAACTTTTTCAATTTGGATTTCATTCAAAATGGAAACTATTTGAATAGTTTTTTCCAAATCATCATTTGTTTTAATTTTTATAATTTCAATATATTTTGAAAATGGCAATTCCTGCCAAGATGTAATTCTTATCATAATTTTAATTTTAAGCTCGCATAAAGGAGTATGCATTGGTGCGTTTTGTGCGCTTGTTAAAGATATACCAAGCTAAAGCAAGTGCAATTACCATATCATCGTGATATCCATCCTGTGCTTGATAACTTAGATATCCTGTAGAGAAATTGTAGGAATATTCAAACACTTCCATTTCACTAGCAACTTCTTCAGTATATTTTATTTTACCTAATTCAACTGCTTTAATTAGTTCCCTTATTAAATTTCCCTTAGTTGCTTTGGAAATTTTAAAACCTACAATTTTATTTCTCTCTAGTTTGAGGAAATCCATCATTGGGTCTCCAACTCCTGTTGAGTCAATACAAACCTCTTTTGACTTAGGTAATGCTAGTATTTTTTCTTTAACTATATTCCAATCTAACCCTTGCCAACGTTCAAAATAGCTCATTTCAGCACAAGATTTTTCCTTGTTTGCCTTTATCCCAAGCACTACTGAAAAGTCTAAACTCTTTGCTAAATCCACCCCAAAAACGTCACTTGTTCCTTTTACCAAGGTTGGAATTATATTTTTGCGGATATGAGAACCAAATGGATTAGCAGCATTACTTGCAAAAATGCCGAGAATCTCCTGATTAAAGGGCAATTCACCCATTTCTTCTTTTTTACTATCTATGTAGCTTTTTGAAAGATATGGATTGTCATAAGTGGTAAAATGAAAACTTTCCCATCCATTTAGTTTATTTTTACCCCTGTTATAGACCTCAAAAAAATAATTTTGACCTTTTGGTGTACTGATGAAAAATACCCTACCACCATCATATGATAATAAAGTTGGTTCAATACCATTTAGGAATAGATTTTTTGCATCCTTATAGTGAGCAAACTCATCACAAATAACCAAGGAATGTCTTTTTCCCCTAAAAGCTGTTTCACCTGATTCAGCAGAAATAATCCTAAAAGTTGAACCGTTTTTAAGTTTAAAATATAACCTTGTTTGGTTCATTTCCTCAATTACTTCTTCAGGAATATAACTTAGCAATTCCTTGAATACATCAACCCCTAATGAGGTGGTGGGAGTTACATATAGTACAGCAGGTAATTTGTTGTTTTTATATTTGGATTGAAGCATTTCCTTAATGGAAATATTGAGCATTAATGAAGTTTTACCAAATTGCCTACCTGCATTAATAACTACTCTTTTTGCTTTTGATTGTAGGATTTCTTTTTGTGCAGGATGCGGATTTTGGAGTTTAATATTCGCTGTTGACATTAATAAGGTTCATTATCATCATCAGATTCATCATCTATTTCATTAAAATCTGATTTGTCATTGATATCTTCATAATCAATTTGGATATCAATGTTTTCATTAGTGATAGCTTCATCACTTTCACCTTCTTCTTCTATTGGTGTAATATCAATTGGTGCAGGTAATTCTTGAGGTTTCTCATAACTGATTTTAATTTCGCTTATCTGCTTTTTGTTTTCTTTTTTGGATTGAGCAACTTTACTATCAACATCCGCTTGAGTTGTGCTGTATTTCATCAAATCAGTCAATAATCTAGCTTGAGCCGTAGGACTTAATTGGTCACATAATTCATCTATTTTTTGGAGTTTTTTGATGATGAATAAGTTGATTAACCTCTTACTTTCTTTTGCAGATAACTCCGCATTTTTACTTAGAATCCCTAAATTCTTGACAATCTTATTTTTTGCACCTTGAGGTCTACCGCGTTTATTTCCTTCGTTTTGAGACATTTTTAACTCCTTTCTTTACTTCTTTTTTTGTTTCAGTAATCTCAATAGGAGATTCAATTGGTTCAGCTTGAGGTTCAATTACTTTAGTTGGTAATTCCTCTTCTTCCTCATTCTTTTGGATGTATTCAGTATTCTTTTTTACCCAATTATTAATAATGGTTAAACTCTCTCTAACGCATGCGGAGCAACCACTATCAAATTTTAAATATTTGCGTTTTGTAATATGGTAATAAAGGTTTTCAAGTGCTTTTAATTGAATATTAGGGTTATCAAACTTCACATACTTTTTATCCTTTAACATCTCATAAAGGGGTAAAACCACCTTTAAGGCTTCTATTATTTCTTCATATTTCATAATATATTTTCCTTTTTATTAGATAGTGTGTAGACAAAAAAAACTCCGTGCAAATGCAAGGAGTTCTTATATATGGAAGTTTTAATATTTAATATTTAGGTTTCGTATCTTTTCAAAAAGTGCTTCTTTTTCTTCTTGGTACTTTTTTGTATATTTTCCTTTTTTGTCATTTGACATAATGAAATGAAGTAAATCAACCTCTTGTTGAGTTAATTTCTTACAAATTTTTTCAAATTTTGCTTTGTATCTGTCAATATTAACATCATCTTCAGCGTTACCGGTATAAATCCATAATGGTGTGTAAACTTGACTCGTTAAGTCGCCAAAATTGATATCATTCTCACGGAATTTATCATTTAAATTTGAAGTCCAATATAGTTTAGATAGTAGATTGTGATTAGTATATCCACTTGGATGTTTACGGAATTGCATTTTTAGAATTCCTAACATCCATCCCAATACTCTGTTATCTCCATTTTTTTTTGGATTGAGATACATCTCATAAATATCTGCTGAATCTCTTTTGAGGGCAATGTAAACAACCTCTTGGATTAGGTCATCAATAATTCCTGTATACTCTGTTATCTGTCTTTTATAGATGGTATTTTTGCATTTCGCAATGAACTCATTGGATTGTGCTATCTCTCTTATTATTTCGCTTTTAGCTTTATCTAAATCAATTATTTTCAATATTACATTTGGTTAAAAAATCATTGGTAAAGATTTTACCAATCTTTCAATTACTATTGCTAGTAATGCACTGCAAGGTGCAATCAGTATCATAATTGGATGTGTATATAATATTATAGTAAATAAAATCCCTAGCCACCAACTGAAGCATTTAGTGCAATTCATAGGGGGTTTATTTAGTTTTATTTTTTCCAATAAGGATATATAAGGTGGGTTATAATTGGTCATAAATACCCCTGTAATCCCTATCATTAGGGATATTAATAAATATTCTATCATTAGTTTTTTTAATTAATTTTTTGGTCTTGGTTGTACTTTAATGCCTGTATCTGTTTTTCTTAAATCAGCATCCTTAAGTGGTAAATAGTACATTTTCTTTAATACCTTATTGCTTGGTGCTAAGGTGTATTTATGACATAGAAAAGAATTGGTTTCAATTAATTCAAAATCCGTTTTAGTTAAATTCCAAGTTGCAGTAAATCCATTAGTATAATGGTTAACGTAGATGATTGTATCAGCATTTTCATCTTGGAGTTTTTCAAGTTTTTCAGCTTCTAATATTGCTGTTGAATATTGCCAATGAGGAAAATCCCGAACCTTTATTTCAGCAATTATTTTTTTATTTCCTTTTGTTGTTTCTGCATCAAATACTTCAGAATAATCTGTAAATTTCCATTGGATATTGGGAAAGGTTGTAGTTAATTTGGTTCTACCTTCATTTTCTATCTCTTTAATTTTTGACATTTTAATTATCTTTTTCTATAAATAGTCTACTTTTTGGAAAGTGTCATATTCATTTGTAATTAATATGTCAAATAAATTAAATTTTATAAACCCCTTTTTTTTTATCAATGAAATTTATATTGAAAATGATGGTTTCAATTTAGAGTCATTTTAAGGAGTTTTAAGAAACTTTGTATTGATTTGGATATATTGTACTAAAAATAAATAATAATTGATTCTAGGGTATTTAAAACAAGTCAAATTTGAAGTAAGTAGTTAACTTAGATAGTTAAATTATTTATATAAAAAAACTCCGCTAAACTTAATTAACGGAGTTGAATTGAACAATAATTAAAAACGTAATTTCAACAAAAAAATAATAATATAATAAAACCTATTCCATAGGTGCTAACCTTAATACCTTGAGGTATTATTAATATTTATATTTTTTATAAAATTTCAAGTTTATTATAAAATTTAAAGATTTAATCTTGAAGTTTTTTCTTTATTAATATTTTAATTAAAATAAGAAGATTTAAGAGACTTTCGTATAAATTTGGATAGTTTATATATAAAACAAATAATAATTGAATACAGGCTACGCCTGATACCTTAAATTGAATATTAAGTTATATACTATCTATTGAAGAATTATATTTAAAATTTTATTAAAAAATTAAATAAACAAAAAAAAGTTCAACCTAAATAGATTGAACTTATATGAATTTAGAAAAAAAAAGTTATAAAATTGAAAAATCAATTTCAAATTTAATAGTTGAATATCCTCACGGATATCTATAGTAGTAAATAATTCCTTATTTATTCTTAATATATAAATTTTATAAAAAATATCAATACTTAAAATTTTAAAATTTCAATTTAAACCATTTTAGAAAATTCTTCAAAACTTTCAAGTTAATTAATATTATGAATGTAATGAATAATATTAATTCTTTATTACTTATATTACTATATTACTAATAATTACTTTATGGGGGGAATGGAAAAGGAATGGAAAAGGAATGGAAAAGGAATATATTCTTCAACTAATATAGGGGGGAATATAGGGGGGAATAACTCCCTATTCAAAATAAATAATAAAGTTATTAGGGGGGAATGGAAAAGGAATTAAAATTAGCTTTTTATGAGGGGGGAATGTAGGGGGGAATAAACAAATATTATCTTTCATTGGGAAAAATCTTAAAAAAATAAAACTTTTCCTGGACTTTCAATTTTTCAGCACTATTTATTAATAAAGGTCTTGATATTTTTTAAAAATAATAAATATTAAGAATGAGATTCTCAATCTCTGTTTTAACATATTTTTCAATTAGTTGTAGAGGGAGTAGCTACCCTCTACATATAACTAAGAAAAATATTAACAAAGATTGAAAAACTAATAAAGTTGAAAAATATGAAAGAAATAAGTAATGATGTAAAAATTTACATCCCAAAAGAATTAAATCAAAAACTAGAAAATTTATTTAAAAATTTCACCAAAGGTGATTTCCATAAAATTGTATTCCTTATTTATATTTTAAATAAAGGAAAAAGGAAAATTTCACTTTCAGAAATGAGGGACTATTTAGGAATGAATTCTCAATTCCGTAGAATGTTCAATTTATTAAAAGAAAATCAAATAGTTAAAATCACTGAAAATCGTAAAAGTGATGGTGCTAATGATGTAAATTTTATTGAGTTAACTAATCCTTTTATCCCTTCAAAAATTAAAAATGGTGAATACTATATATTCAATGAAAACAACTATAAGTTCATATCCAAATTTATATCAGATGGATATAAATTAAAATTCCCTTCTAAGCTTCAAAAAACTAAAAAAGAAAAATCTGAATTGGAATTAGCTGTAGCAGAAATCAGGGATTTAAAAACAAAACTCCAATTAGCTGAAGAAAAAATAAAACTTTTAGAAAGTAACCAATTAGGAATTGAAATTTCTGAAAAAGATGAAATATTAATAGAAGAAGAAGTAAATGATGAACCAATTGAAATAGAAAAAACTTGGTCTCAAAATGAAATTCAAAGTGATTATTTTATTCTGCTTGATATTATTAAATCTAATAATATAACATCCTCTGATACCATAATGATGCTAGTAGATAATTATGCTGATAATTTAGAACAAAACAAAATGTTAAAAAAAGTACTAAGCCAAAACGGAATGTTATAACGGAGTTTGTCAATTTTTTGTCATAGCCAGATATAAAGCTCCAGTTTGGAATATTATAGACTATTTATAGAAAAGGAGCAATTGATATGAATATTAATTATTGGTATTACATTCTAGAAAAAATAAGAATGAAGAAATATTTGGAAAATTATGAAGCTAAGAGAAAAAGAGAAAGAATTTATAGAAATGTTGGAAACAGTAATGGATGAAATTATTAAGGAGAATGATGATGAAAATAAATAAAAACGTAAAGAAAACAGCACTGTTTGTCCTAAACAGTATATGTATAGCTACTGTAGTAGCGGTAATAATTCAATTAATTATATTGAACTAACTACAAAATTTGTATTTTCAAACTAAATTGAGGGAATTTAATTAATTAATATATGCCAGATTTAATAAGAGGTGGGAATCTATCAGTAAATAAAATAATAGAACCACGTGAAGAATTCAATTTTAAAAAAATTGAAGAATGGAACAATAATTTAATAAAGGAATTATATTCATTTGATGACATTCCTAATTATTCGTTAATTATGTTTTTTACACCATTGTATTTAAAAGACACTTCACAAGGCACTTTAATTTATGAAGTAAAATCCACAACTAGAAATTTATCACTTACTCAAATAAATAGAGAAGATGCTAGAGCTATAATTAAGGCATATGAATTATTCAAAAACAAGGATAATAATTATTAGTTTTCTCTTGTTTTAGAAGTTGTAACCAATATCTTATATTATGATACTAAAAAGAAGAGAATTAAATGGATTGGTGGAGAAGTTGAATGATATTAGAATCTCAAGGTTTTTAGAAAGGGATGAAGTTCAGAAGGAATTAAGGAGTTGGCCAGATGTGTTATTTAATTCCTTTGCATATACGTTTGAACATAGTGAAAGGAGATTTGAAGATTTTGAAAGTTTATATATCGAACATAAAAAGGATTGGTATGATTTTAATAATGGTCACATTATTTTAAATGTAAAAAAGGGATAGCTTAAACACTATCCCTTTTCTATTTGGTCATCATCTTTTGAATAATTCTTATTAGTTCCACTCAAACGTTCTTTAATGTAAGTCCAAAAATCCAAATTGGTTACATCACCTAAATTTTCCATAATACTCTTTAATTCCGCTGTAGCAATAAATACTGCAACAATTTCCAATAAAGGTACTACAGGCATAAAATGGAGTTGGAACATATGACTTACCATTAATGCAATCATATATGCTGTACCTTTTCCAATGGTATCTCTTAATCTTTTTGACCTAATTGGAATCCCATTTTTATGCGCCCTCATGAGCGCTGTTATAACATCGATTCCAATAAAAATTCCAATAATCAATAAACTAATCCAAATTGGAGTGAAATATATCCAAACAAAAAACAAAGCTTTTCCAATCCAAGAATTACTTAACCAAGTAAATAATGTGAAAATAAATTTTATAAAAAACTCCATTAGTTAGATTCTCCTTTCTTTGGAATAATACATATGTTTTTCTCCCTAAAAATTGGAATTCTTACAGCAAAAGTAACTCCTGCTATCCTATCAGGATTTTCTTCTTCAAATTGATTGATTTGAATATTCTCATCCAATTCAAAAAGTTCAATATTTTCACTATGGAAATCAATAAAATCTTGTGCAATTAATGAAGTATCGTTATGGATATCCTCAACATTTTTTGATTTAATCTTATTGTTCTGAATATCCGCTATTGTAATGTTGAACACATAATTTTTAAAGTTAGGATTGGTAGAAGAAGAAACATATTCAATATGGGCAACAGGATAATTAACATTCCTCAAATCATTAAAATCATTTTTGGAACTTACCACAACTGTATTCAAAAAAGGTGATTCATTGAACCACCCTTTTAGATATTTTTTAAGTTGATTTAAATTCATAAGTTAAAATCTCCTTCCTGTTTTATTTGCTCTTGCTTTCGCTATTTCAATGTAATTAGGTTCAGGTTTTATATAAAAACCCGTATTATAACCCCCTTTTCCTGAAGAAGGGATATTTACTCCTTCACGATTAGATAAATATTCAATTAATCTTAACTTATAGGCATCAAATTTTGCCCTGTAATACTTTTTAACTGATTCTATTTCTCCTAGGTTTATAGTTTCTGCTGATGCATCACTAATTGTCTTTGTTCCTTTATTGGTGAATTTGTAATTAAGCGAGGTTGTTATTTCCAATAAAACCCCATAAATTAAAAAGTCATTAATATAATCTTCTTTCAGTGTTTTGATTTCTTCATCTATTTGGTAGGTTGAATCATTAACTTTTTTTAGATATTCATCAATAATCTCTTGATATTTTTTATCTCCAAGAAGGGGTTTTAATTTTAAATTCTGAACCTGTTTAATGGCTATGCTAACAATTTTAGATTCTAAATTTTCATCTAAAATTGAATTCTCTTTAATGAATTTTTCACTAATTAATAATTTATTATTACTCATTTTAATTTCCTCCCTTTCTTATCAATACGTGCCTTTTCCATTGATGTCTACAATTTTTTCCCATACAATTATTAAATACATCCCATCCCAATACTTTAGACATTTCTTGTATTTCTTCTCTACTATAGAACTTATTTGAACGTACCAATTTGAAACAAGTTGGTCTATTTCTATCATCCGCTGGTCCTTCGTAACTGTACATAGTCTGCAATCTGTTAAGTATATTACTAGACTGTGCAGATGGGTTAACATTCATCTTTCTTGCTTGTTCTTGGATATCCACCCTATCAATTAAATGGGTCATTGGGATAACCCTTGCATTAACAAGTTTTGCAAGTTCCTCTCTTATCTGCTGTATGGTAAATTCATCATTTAATTTTTCCTTTATTGAACGTAAAGATTGACCTGAAAATGGTGTATTTTCCATTAAGTAATTTGTTAATCTTTGGTCAGAATCAAATTTCAAATTAGATGAAGAATTGTAGGAACGTAAAACGATATAATCATCTTTTTCCAAACCAAAATGTTGTATTTTATTGAAAGTTTCATCTTCAATTTCTTCAGGTTCTTCTTCCTTGGAAAATTTTGATTGTACAGGTTGTTGTACATAAGATTGTACTATTGGAGCTTTACCAATCATTACCTGACCTGCACCATTTGGTAATGGTGCTAATCCCCTCATTGCTCTAATTTCATCAATTAGGGCGATATCTTTAAGAATTGGGTCAATTTCTTCAACTCCATACCTGTCAGCATCATCTTTAATATCCAAAGTGTTAAAATAACCTTCAAAAAGTGTATTTAAGGATTTTAGAATTTCAGTTCTTTTATTCAAAACCCAATTGGAACGGAATATATTATAAGCTTCTTTTAGTGATTGAGTAGCACCCAATTGACCTTGTAAAGCAATACCTGCTAGTGCAGGAGATGGTAAGCTATGAGCAATTACAATATCTGCATCAGTATTTTCCTTCAACGTCATAAATGCTTCATTAAAATCTGAAGCAGATATATTGGTAACTTCTGCACCTTTTCCACTTTCATCAGCAAAATTGATAAGCATTCGCTTGCCGTTTGCACCTGTATAGCTTGAGGTCAAATCTTTAAGTAATTTATCAGCAACCTCATCTTCAGGAGTACCACCAAAGAAGGTAATGATTGATGAAACTGAAAAGTTATTATTTAGATTGTTAGCGTGGAATTCACGTATTGCAATATCATTTTCTATTGATTTGATTCCACCTGAATAATCTACAATTGGATAAGTTAAAGAAGGTGAAGGTGTATATGCACTATAGTAATATATTTTACTTGAGAATTCCTCATTTTCGTATGGTCTCCAAGCATCGAAATGAATACATTCATTTGATTTATAGTACCAATCTTCACCGTACCAAAAATGTTGTTTATTTCTTGAGGTTCTTATCTTAGCAACAGGAATATGATTATATCTTATTTGCTCTCCTGCTTTATTGTATATAACTTCAATAGCATAAGCATTGAAAATCAGGAAATCTTTAACAATTTTTTCAAATAAATCTTCAATAGTTTCTTTTTCGTTCACTTTGAACTCCGCATATTCATCAGTATCAAAGTAAATCAATCCATTTCCGTGAATAAAACTATATTTACTGTTGAGTATACCCTTATTAATCGGTGAGTTGTTATATAAATCCAAAAGAAAGTTTGGATATAGGTTATTATCACCGTAATATATCATTGTATCAGCACTTTTTCTTCCACCTTTAGGTCTCTCAATAGGTAATTGAGTAGGAGTTGCAGAAAAATTAAATGCTTTAACATCTATAGCTTTAGATGCTTTATTTTTTTTAATCGTCATAATTGGTTGTTTTAATCTTCAAGGACAATGAAGTCATCTGAATCTTCTAGGAACTCCGTAATGGAGTTATTTTCACCAAAGTCAGCACTTTGGATTTTTAGGTTTCCACTTTGAACAATGGAATTATCAACTTTAAGATGATAAGTATATAATCCATCCAAATAATTTTTAAACGGATTTTGAAGGATGAAAAGACTATATCTTTCATTGCTTATTTCAGCTTCAGGCAATTCAATTGAAGTAGATTTATTAGTGAAATCTGAAACAATTTCAAGTTGAAATTCCCCTTCAAAAACATCATCCAATGAAAAATATAGATTGATTTGTTCATCTTCTTTATTGATAAGTTTTGTCATTATCTATCTTTTTACAGATAGTGTTGGAAACAAAAAAAAAACTCCGTATAGATGGGCTACACGGAGTTCTGAATAATTTAAAAGTGGGAGTTTTAAATTTTATAATTTTAAGCTTCAACAATTGAAGCAATAATAGTAGGGTCAACTAATTTTGAGAATGATTCTTCTTGACCAGATAAGGTGATTGAATAACCATTGAAGTCACCACGGTTTACACCTGATGCACCTGCAACAGCAGATAATGATAGATAACCATCTAAACCTACTGCAACATAGCGACCACTGCGGAGTTTAACTATTGCACATACTTCATCAGCATCAGCTAAGTCCTGTACAAATAATCTTGATTCTGCTGAAATGTCAGAAATGTTAAATGTGATAGTGGAGTTAATCTCAAAGGAGTTGTTTTCAATATTGGAGCTATAATCTTCAGAAACAGCTAAAGAATTATTTACAGTTCCAACCTTTACAAATTTTTTAGTTGAAGAAGTAGAGATTGTATCAACCATATTTGATACTTCATCCACGCTATATTTTTTTAAAGTACCTTCAACATTTGTTAAATCTGAATATGCAATTAAATACAGTTCAGAAGTTCCACCCTGTACTTTTTTACAGTTTTTAGTATATTTTGTTAAACTTTTACAAGCCATAATTTTTTTAAATTTTAAAATAAAAAAGGTGGTGATTACCACCACCTAGTTTTTCAGTATATAATTGGTTATTATATTAAATTATTCTCCACCTTCAGGAGCTACAGGAGTTGAAGCTTTTTTGAATACTTTCAATTCATCTTTGAAAATCAAGTTTGCACCTAATGCGTAATAGAAATCCAAATAGATTTTTTTAGTTTCATTAGAGAATTCCATTGAAGCACCTTCACCATCAATTTCACCAAGTAAGTCAGTACCTACTACGTATGAACGAGAACGTCCAAACCAAAATTGACCTTTGTTTTGTAAACCTTTTACAGCTACTAATCTTGCTGAAGTACCAAATAATTTAGATTCTTCACCTTTGTCAAAATAGTTAGCACGTGCTTTTTCAAGATTCAACAATTCTAAATCTTCGTGCGATAACAAAATATAGAAATCTTCAGCATTTTTGATTTCAGTTGGTACTGTTAACAATGCGTTTTGTAATTGCTCTGTCAATGTAGCACCTGCACCTAAATCAATCATATTTGCTTCACCGTATAATTTGATAAAACCATCAAACTTATTTAGGTTAACATCATCAGATTCAGTATCACCTGACCATAACATATTTTCATTGATTACGGATATCTTATTTGCCTTCAATGCCATTACCTGATTTGCAAAAATCATTTCGGTATATGGTTCTTGACCTGCACGTAACAAGTTACCTAACCATTTCTTTTCTAATTTCTTTGGACATAAATCTTCATTTGATTTTAAAGGAACAACGGTAATTTTTCCTAAGTCAAAAGAAGTATTCCCTATTGGATTTCTTCCACAATCTTCACCTGATTGAATAGTAACATCACCATCCATAAAAGGAATTGCTTCTTGGTATTTTACACCTACCATTACAGTACCACCTGTTGAGTTAAGGTGTTTTACTGTATCAGCTTCCATAATAGTTGCAGTAAGGTGTTCACCTTGTGCATCTCTTGTATAATCTTGTAATTTAGATAAATCTAAAGCCATAATATTTTAAGTTTTATAATTGGTTTTTTTATTTTTTGTAACCTGCAAGACGTTTTATTCTATCTTCTTTGGAATTGGTTACTTCATCTTTTACTTCTGTTACGGAGTTTGCAACAGGTTCTTTTGAGAATTTTTGTACAGCATCAGTTAATGCTTTTACATTCTCATCCATCTTACTGAATTTTGCGAATTCAGATTTTAATGATTCAATTTCTTCTTTGATTGCTTCAACAGCTTCAACAGCTTGCTCAACTACAGCAACAACTTCTGCGGAATTATCAGCAGGAGCATCAGTCTTTTCTTCTTCTTCAAAATCTTCAGAAACTTCAGGTTGTTTAATTTCTGCGATTAAACCATCAATTACATTGATTTCAATATCGCCTTCAACTTTGTACCATCCATCAGATGCAGGTTGTTCACCTTCAGCAGATGCAACAGTAACAGGTGCGCCTTGCTCCAATACAGGATAACTAATTGTAGCACCTTCTGCTGTTTCTTGAATTTCAAATTTGAAAAGGACTTTTGCTTTTATTGCTTCAGGAGCTGAAGCATCTTTTGAAAAAACTCCTTTTAGTACATTTAGAGCTTCTTTTAAATTTACAAATGCGGTCTTTTTATCCATTTCCTATCTTTTTTATTAGATAGTGTGATGGATATAGTTAAGGGTTTAGTTTTCTCATATAATATTCAATATGATTTGTTATTGATTTAAATTGAAAATCTTCCTCATCTTCTTCTATTGGGGTAATATCAATGTTAACAACTTCTTCATCATCCGTTTCAACTTCCATCCATACATCACGGTCAAATAATTCAAATATCCCTTCAACAGAAAAACCTGTTTTTTTACCTGCTTTAATATCCTTCCATAATTGAGCATCATTAACTTTAACCCCAATCAACCAAGAACCATCAGGAACTTCACCAAATTGTTCAGGTGCTTTTATTCCTTTCTTTTCATCAGTAATAATTGATTGATAGATGTAGCTTTTAGCATCAACCTTTTGATGGTCAACATTAAGGTTGTGATTCAAGGATTTTTGAAAAAATGTGTGAACTATTGTATTTATAGTCTCTTTCGAAAACATCACATAAAATTCTTGACCATTAACTTTTCTATATATTGGTTCTGAAGCCATCATAGCAATACCAAATAATGTCATCTCATCATCACTTGAGAACATTAATTGCTGATTTTTCAATTGATTATTAAAAGCTAAAAAATTACCCTCACCAAATAATTCTTTGTTATATGTGGTAACAGCAGGTTCATCAACAATAGATATCATATCAACTATTTTTCCATCATCAGGATTAATCCTTGCTTCATATATTTTTAATTCTTTATATCCCATTTTCTTTTTATAGGTAGTGGGAAAAAGAAAAACTCCGCTAGATTTTTTATTTTCCAACGGAGTTTTAAAATTTATAATTAATAGCTACTCAAAGAATCATAAAAATTTTCTTTTTCTTCTTTGGTTTTTAAGTCTTTATAGACCACATATGTTTTCATTGGTGGTTGTTTAGTTTGAGCTGTATTATCAACTACCCTCACATCTTGCGTTGCTCTTGGTTGAAGTTGAGTAGTATTAATAATTGGAGCTTGAATAGAATTAGAAGAACCTTCTTTATTTGAAACTTTAGTGGACATAATCTTTTTCACATTTGCTAGACCTGTAGCAATGATACCTACAGCACTTGCAATACCAAAAATACCACCTTGCCCAATGGCTTTATTTGCACCTAAATAGGTTTGAATTATTGCATCCGCTGTAGCAAGGGACTTACCAAAGATTGATGATTCTTCAGCTAATGCACCTATAGCAGAAAATGCACTACCAATAGAAGATAATTCCATTTCTTGAAGTGCTTCCTTCTTTTCCTTTTCATCTTTTTTAATATCAATTTTTTGCTTTGAAGAATCTCTTTCCAATGAAATTACATCATTGTTATATTGTGCGTCAATACGTGCTAATTCTTCAGCATTTTCTGCATGCAGTAATCTTTCCGCTTCATAATTAGACTTTAATTGTTCTAATTTTGCATTATGGAGTTTATCAACATTATCTAAAACTAATTTGATTTGTTCATCAGAAAGGGGTTTAGTTCCATCTTCTTGAGGTAAATCCTTTTCAGATTTTATTATTTCAGATTCAACATTTAAAACATTTGTTTCTGAAATTGTATTGACCTTATCCTTTGCATCCTGAAGCTCTTTGTCTTTAATAGCTTTAATTTTGTCAGCTAATCCTTTATTGATATTGTAAACATCATTAGCATATTGTGCTTCAAGATTCTCTAATTCATCCTTATTATCCTTAGCAAGGACTAACTCCTTATCATAGGTTTCCTTAAGGTTTTTTAACTCCGCTTCAGCAATTCTACTAACATCTGCAATAGTTTTTTCCTCATTACCTGTTTTAGCTTTAAGTAAAGCTGTACTACCTTTTAGTTCAGTTTTTTCAAGTTCCTTTTCAGCATCTTCAGTGTCGAACTTTTTATTTACTTCAGCTCTTTTGATATCCCTAGCTTGTTCAATTGTAGATATATCTTGTTTATATTTTTTGGCTTTATTGATTAATTCTTGGTAATGAGCATCTATTTCTTCTAGTTCTTTTTGTCTTTCAGATTTTCCAACATCAGCAATGATTTTATTGACTTCAAGCATTGAATTTTTGAAATCATCCATACCTTGCTTGAATGCATCAGCAGATGCTTTGCCTGCATCATTTAAGAACTTATTATGTTTAACTCCTTCTACCTCTAATAACTCCGTTAATTCATCAACTCTTTTTTGGTCAGCATCACTAAGTACTTTATTCTTTTTCTTTAATTGAGTGATTTCATTTTGATATTGTTTCCTGCGGAGTTGATAGATTTCTTTCTCTTTCCCACCTTGAGCTTCAAGGAGTTTTATTGACTTTTCAGTTTGCTCATTAAAGTTTTTGATATTTTCAGTTGCTTCAGCTTTTATTATACCTTGGTTGAATCCACTATTGAAATCTTTAACGACATTATTAAAACGTTCCAAAGGATTTAAAGCGGTCAATATCTCTTTACCTGCACCTTTCCAATCACCATTTTTTAATAAGTTAAATGCTTTGATAGCTGATTGAATAGGACGGACAATAAAGCCGATAATTGCCTTTCCTGTTCCTTCCATTATAGCAGACATATTTTTGAACTTACCACCAACACCATCTAATGCAGGTATGAATTCCTTAATGGTTGCATAAAGTGAATTCCAGTTATTAACCAAATACATTACAGCGGTAATGATTGCACCTATGGCTAAACTCTGAAACCCTAATTTTAAAAGGTTTGTAGCCTTAGTTGCACCACCTGTAGCACTGCTTAACCCCTTCATCCCATCTATGTACTTACCGATTGATTCTACACCATCTTTAAGGGTCATCAATTGCATCATACGCTCAATAGCCTTTTCAGCAGATTCAGATTCAATACCTAATGACCTCATAGAACCTTCCAATAATTGAGCTGTACCCACTACACCGTGTACTGAACTTTCAAAACCTTTAAAGGCTTTATCAAACTTCATCCCACTGATGTTAGACTTCAAATTATTAATGGTTCTTCCCATATCAGCAAGTTGTTGCTCACTTGCTAACCCCGAACTTTTTAATTCCTTTAATACTAAATTTGCCTGCTTAAGATGGTCTTGGAGTTCACCTATAGTTGAGTTATCAAAATCAATTTCATCAAAGGATAAAGCTACATTGGATAAGTCTTTGAACTTACGTTTCAGTGCTTCAGTTTCAGTTTCAGCTTGTTTAGTATCAATGTCAACAGGGATATTTACACCTTGTATCTGACCGTTAATGTTTTCCATTACAGCAGTTAATTCCGCAAGCATTCCATCTGATACATCAGAATCCAAATTGAAAATGTCTTGAAATAAACGACCTGATTTTTCTAATTCAAAATTTAACCCATCTAAAGAAATATTTGGTAAATCTAAATTCTGAAGGTCTTGTAAACGGAGTTTTAAATCATCAACATTATCATTAACCTTAATATCAATGTTCTTAACTTTTCCAATTTGCTGACTAAGAACATTAATTTCTGTAGATACTTTTTTAAGGTCATCAACAGATGCTAGTCCTGAAGATGATAATTGCTTAAATAAATTCTTTGCTTGGGTTAATGCAATCTCCAAATCATTGATTGAAGCATTGTTTAAATCAATTTGGGAATATTTATCAACTGCTTGTGTTAGTTCACTGAATTTCTTTTTTAATGATTCAGTTTTTTGTAAAGCTTCTTGATTGTCAACCTTAACATTTATTAATATTTCTCTATTATTAGTTTCCATTCTATCTTTTTACAGGTAGTGGAATATTTAAAAACCCCTCTAGAAATTAATCTAAAGGGGTATATATAGGAGTTTAAAATTTAAATTGAACCTTCATTGCCATATAATAATTGATTATGTTCATCAGAATAAACCACCAACAAATCATTATTGACAATTTCATTTAACTCCATACTCAAAGACAATTCAGAATCATAACCATTAGCCAATAGTGCTGAATTAAAAAAACATTGAGCTAATTGGTAATGAAAATCTTCATAAGTAGGAAAAAGCCTTTGCGGAGTTTGTATAAGAAACTTACCCAACTGAATAGCTAACTCCGTTTTACCAACTCCATTATTAATACAAAAAGTAAATAGAACATCTACCAAATCATCATTATCAACATCGTAACCCATATCAAAATAATCTTCATCATCCACCTCATCAGATAGAATTGAATAAATGATTTTAATAGCTTCTAAATCATTGGGGTAATCATTATAATATAAATGTTCTAAGATGGTAAATAAATCCTCATTAATGCTTTTAGTGAATATATTGGTAATACCGTTCTGATATAAACGGAGTTTATAGTTGACTATTGTTGTTTCCATTTCTTTTTACAGGTAGTGGATGAAATAAAAAAAGGATAGCTTTAGTGGCTATCCTATATTGTTTAAGGGGAATGACTTGAAAATTTTACTAGATTTGATAAACCTAGCTTTAATTAATTATGGAAAATAAACCAAACATAGATGCATTAATACCTCATATTCATCAAATTGGTGAATACTTATTAATGGTACATAAGAATCAACCATCAGGTATGGTTACAATTGGTTCAATTCACTTAAAATATTTTTTTAATGGGGAAGAAATAATTCAAATCTATCAAACTAATAAAGATGGTGAAGTTCTGAAGGTGTTGTATAATAGAAAATATGAATAGGTTATTCCTTTATTAATATAATAAACTATTCTAGACCGTATCTATAAACTTCTTCAGCTATTAAAACATCAACATTAGCAACGGAAATGACAAATCCATAATTTGTGGTCGTTAATTCTATTTTTGTTTTATCGTCACGGGAGTAATAACTATGCTTAATACCATTTTCAGTTTTTTGACTTTCTTCATAAATAAAATCACTTGAATCAACTGATTTCTTTAAAATTTGGTAGAAGGTTTTAGAAGTGGTAAAATATGCAGTTCTCATTCTGCTTTTACCAAACATATATAACAAAACGAAACCTTTATTAATTGATGTGTTTTCATCTGAAGAATAACTATATGAAGTCAATTGATTTCCTTCGTCATCTGCTGATTCAAATTTAAACCCTAGATTTAACAGCATATCTTCTGCTTCCACAAGATTCTTATTTGCTAAATTTATTAATTGATTCAAAGAAATCTTTTGAGCATAAGTATTTATGGAAAATAAAAGAGCTAATATTGTTAATACCTTTTTCATAGATTAAAAGTTTGGTTAATCAAAATTATAGTTTTTATAATAAATAAAAAAGGATAGCTTTATTAGCTATCCCTTAAATGAAATAATTTTTAAGTTTAATAATAAGTTATATTTGACCACCTTCTATACATATTTTAACTAACCACACTAAATAGAATGAAAATATTAGTATAGAAGAAAAGTTTAAAATTGTACGGTGTTTAATAAATATCTTAATGCATTTATATAATTCAATTGAAAATACTATAAATCCAATAATTAATAATATCATTTAGATTCTCCTTTCATTATATCAATCCCTTTCTTTTTTTATTCCATTAATTCCTTGTTCAAAAATTTGTAATTGAACCAACTTTTCAATCTTTTCTTGATATGTTTCAGCATTTATATTATCCATATCCATATCAGACAACACTATCCCAATAATTTTTTCTACCTTTTTATTTATGATTTTATTTATATATTCTAAATCAAACATATTACTTACCCTTAGCCTTTCTACCTCTATTTTCAGGGGTTTGGTCTAAAATTAATTTCTTTAGTTCTTTAGATTCTCCTTTCTTAAAAAGTTGTTTTAGATTCTTTAATACTTCCAAGAAGTCTTTAACTATTTGTTCATTTGCATCAGTTGGTAACTTCACTGTAAATTCTTTATCCTCTATATTAGGTTCTCCTTTCAAAACTCCATACCTCAAATCAATATTAATATCAAATTCATCTGCATTAGCATTATAGTTACAACTGAATTCCTTTACCTCAACATTGAACTGATAAGGTTTATTTTGGTCTACGATATCACCACCTTTGAAATCAGCAATTGAATAAATATTTGATAATGGTGTATTGATATAATTGTTATCCCTAGCCATTTTAATTTTCACTACTTGATAATCATATTCATCAATGTAAATGTTCAAACCTGCAATATTCTTTTGAATCAAATCACCTATAATCAATGGTGTAAAATTGTTCTGTATCGAATCCTTTAACAATTGCTTAGAAATCTTATCAATGTAATGTTCCATTAATTCATAACTTAGATATGTATTTTTTCCAACTTGTTGATTTTTTAATTCAATTCCTATTTTAAACCTTTTCATACTTTCCATACATATAGATTCCTTAAATCTATAATCTCTATCCAAATCCAACAAAGGATTAATTAAAAACCCATTCCTGTCAAACTCATTCCTTAACCTACCCCTCAATTCATTAGGTTGGTCAAAACCATACTCTATTAATTTTTCTATCATAATCTTCTTTTATATATAAATAGTGCGGAATTTGAAAAACTCCGTTTTCTTCTATCATTAATATGTCATTTATTATAAATTTTATAAATGTTAAAACAGTCTTTATTTTGGTTAATGGTTTTTATTGATTAGTGAAGAATTATTAAATTCAAATGCACTAATTATTATTGGAATGGATTTTTCAGTTGGTCTAATGGGATGGCAAGTCTTTTGCCTTCTTTTGGTATTGGCTATACTATTCTTTATTGTAAGGTCAATCAGCAATAAATAAAGAACTCCGCAATACTATATCACGGAGTCCCTCTTTAGTTTCAGAATGTATACTTTTAATATATCTTATATTTGAAAAATATCAAGTGGTTAATCCTTTTTGATTTTCTTCAAAAGAGTAAGATTCAGAACATAATTTTTATTATGTGTGACCATAAATAAAGTATCTCCTGAAGTGCGATATACATACTTATTAGCATATTTATTGTTACCATTTACTGTAATCTCATTATGGAGCATAAAGTAATTGTATTGCTCTTTTACCCCTGTATTGGTAATGGTAAGTTCGTTCTTGTTCTTGAAGGTGAAATTAATCTTTTCTATTTCTTTACCTTCCGTACATCCATTTAATTCAGGAGTTTCACCACACATTTTAATGAGTTGATATACTCCTGTTAGTTCTCTTTCTTTAGCAGGTTGAAATGAATATTCAAAGTCATTTTTCTTACATCCTGAAGTAGTTAATAATAAAGCTGATGCTACAGCCATTGCGATTGTTTTTAAATTTTTCATTTTCTTATAATTTTTAAATAGTTAATAATTCATTTGCTTTATCAATAAGCTTATCCCATTGGTTGAATAGGTCATCTAATCCATCCCAAAAAAATGCTTCATCATTTTCAATCATTGTGTAAGCTTGAAGTATGATTGCTTTATCCTTAGTGGTTATTCCTTGCTTTAATAGGGTAATAGCTTTGATAGCTTTATTTTCATTGATACTGTACATATCCTTTTCTTATAAATAGTCTGCACTTTGTGTAACTATCACTTATGTTTCTAAAATTTTTAAATAATTGATGGGATGGAGTTTTGACCAATCTCAATATGGTCTGTTAAATCCCTTAGATATATCTCTGTTTGCTCAATTGATGAGTGTCTATTCATCTTCATAATCTCACCTAATGACCAACCACTTTTGAATTTTATTACATTTGAATAGTGCTTTACAGAATACAGGGTAAACCCCTTATTATCCATTCCTAGACCTTCAAGGATTTTGATAAATCTTTTATAAGCTACATTGGTTGAATAGGATTGAAAACCCCACAATACAGTATCATTGCAGAATAGGTAAGCTTCAGCAGGAGCATTGTAATAGTATTCTTTTAGAAGATTATAGAATCCATCATTTGCGATACTTACAACTCCATCCTTTTTATTTTTGGAAATAGAACCACTTACATATATTTCACGCTTATTCCAATTGATATCTTTTACCTTCAACCGCATCATTTCAATTGGTCTGATGCAGGTATAAAACAACATTTGTACGTGCATACTAAGCATAGGTTGCTTATCAACTTCTTTAAATATTAAAGAAAATTCCTCTTGAGTGAAAACTTTGTTCCTTGTGGATTTACCTACAGATTTGGTACTAACAAACTTTACAATGTTCTCTTTGATTATCCTCTTTTTATATGCAAATTCGAATAGACCATATATTATTAGCCTAGCATTATTGAAGGTTTTATTAGACCACTTGTTATCATTAAACTCCTTATTTAAATAGTTCTCAATCTCAATAGGGGTTACATCCGAAAGGAGTTTATTATTGAATTGCTTTCTAAGGTTATCTAATTTTGAAGTATAGGATTGGATAGTCTTTTTCCTGCTACCTTTATTGATATGGTATTCAATAAAATCATATGCTACTTTATTGATGGTATTATCTTTCAGTTTAGGATGTTTATTAAAATCCATCTTAACTGTCATTACAGGTACTTCTACTTTATTAATATTAGTAGATAATGTTCCATCTGCATTAGTATCAAATGTTAATCTAATTGAACTGTTATTATCTTTTGTTACGGATTTTTGAGGTAACTCCGCTTTAGATAATTTAAGGTTCTCTAAACTCCGTTTAACTGATTCTACACCATCTAAAGCAATTTGATTAATAACAAACTCTTTTAGCTCAAGGAATCCTTTTAATCGAGAATCATAATCTTTGATTCTATTTAGTCCTTGGGAGATTCTAATTCTTTTGTTGTTATCCCAATACTCTACGTACCATAGATTTTTTAATAGTTCTTTTTTGCTATTGCCCTTACCTTGGGTAATAGTCACACTTTTAACTTTTGTCAT